GTACTTTGGGTTTGCGCGTTTTTGCCACTCGGGAGAATTTTTTATGTCAGGGCGCCCATCAGGACAGAGTCTACGCCGCGGTCGCGGACCGGTGCCGATAGAGCCAAGCGAGGTCTTGCGCGACAGGCAGGTGATATGGAGGGACGCACAGCTGAAGCTGAGGGCTGAGGCGGAAATGATGGACGTCCCTGATAAAGATTGGCTGTACCGAATGAAGCTTGTCGACGACAGGCTCGGGGTGCTGTTTGGCGATCGGGCACAGGTGATCGAGCCGGCGAAGAAAGCGAAGCCTGCGGGTCGGCTGTCGAAATACAGGCTCGTGTCATAGGCCTGGGATGGATGAAGAAATCACCACTAGACAACTGGCGGGGATGCTTGGCACGACGCCGCAGCGGATCGGCTGGTGGATTCGCAAGGGCCTGCCGTACGAATCTCGCAATGGGTCCTATCGCTTCGCGCCTGCCAAGGTGGAGGCATGGCTGCTTGCGAAGGGACTGATCAAGGAGGCTGGGGCCGAGCTGCCAGGGACACGGGTGGCGACTGGCCGGGCAGAGTGTGCTAGGGAGTGGGGCGTTGCCGAGCGGACGATCAGTGGATGGCACCACCGGGATGGGTTCCCTGGGCGGCCGGCGGATCCTGGGAAAAAAAACGGCTACTACCCACTGGATGAAATTGACGTGTGGCTGGTTCGGCAGGGCATCCACCCGACAAAGTCAGTGCGTCGCGCTGGCGGCGGCGCGACGTCGGACTCTGACGACGCGGTCAAACTCGAGCGCGTGCGGCTATTGAAGGTCCAGCGGAAGGAGAGGGAACTGCGGCTGGCCCAGCAACGCGGCGAACTGATCGAGGTCGCGACAGTGACTGCCTTTATCTCGCGCCAAATCAACCAGGCTGGGCCCCTGATTGACGAGATACCCGACCGGGCGCTGGCAAAGCTTCCGCCGGATTTGTCACCGGATGCGCGTGACGCAATCTATAATGATTTTGTCGGGTTGGCCATGGACATCCGGGCCGTTCTTGGGGAATTGACAGCCGGAGATCTGGACGATGGAGACGAAGCAGGAGAAGCAATCGAGAGTGGGTGACGACTTGGCTGCAATCCATTTGTATACCGGATGGATCTTGGCAATTGTGGTTGCACATACGATTTGCAAAGTGCTTGCGTTTATTGGTCGGGTGCTCGGGGAGATCTGATAGACATGGTGCGACTGCAGGAAGCATGGACGGCGGCGTGGAAGCCGCGGACAACGCCACCCATCACTGAGTGGGCTCCCGATCGATTCTACCTATCCCGCCAGGTGGAAGCCTCTGCGGGGCCCTACAACCTGAGGGACTATCCGTACCTCGTGGAGATTTTGGAGGCGTTCGAATCGCCCGCAACGGAGAAAATCAGCATCATGGCATCAACTCAGACAGGCAAGACGCTGTTTGTGATGGTTGCATTGGCCTACATGGCCGAATCGGATCCCGCGCCAGCGTTGATCTGTCTGCCAAGCCAGGCGGCCGCAACCGAGTTCCGCGACCGGTTTTATGCCAATTGCATGGAATCGCCCGGGCTCAGGTCCCGTGTACCGGCTGAGCGGAAATGGAACATGAGACACATTGATCTACAGAGCTGTCGGGTGTACCTGGCGTGGTCTGGATCGCGCCAGCGGCTGCGTGGTCGGCCGTGTCGGTGCGTGATTTTGTCGGAGGTGGACGTGTATCAACGTACCATGGCCGGGGACCCGCTGCGTGTGGCCGAGGAACGGACCAAGAAATTCTATCGCCGAAAGATTGTGCAGGAATCAACGCCCGTTGGTGAGGATTCCCCGATCGCGAATGAGTACGACGCCGGTGACAAGCGGAAATGGTACGCCAAGTGTCCTGAATGTGGCAGGTATCAGGAGCTGCGTTTTTTCACATACAAAAATGGAGAACTTGAGGGCCGCGGCGGAATCGCTGGCTATCGTGGCGAGGATGGCGAGCTGTCGTCGGTGGAGGATGCCAGGCGGCATGCACATTACGTATGCGTCAATGGTTGCGAGATTTACGACGACCAGAAACTGGCGTTTATTGCGACTGGTCGGTGGGTCCGGGCGGGGCAGGATATTGACCGTGCAGGGCATCTGACTGGGGAGCCGAAGCGTAGTGCGAGGCATGCATCGTTTCACCTGTGGGCGATTCACAGCAACACGGTTACGTTTGCGGATATCGTGGAGGCGAATATTCGACACCTGGATGGTGGCCAGGTCGCGGACTTCTGGCAAAACTGGCTTGGGCTCAGGTATGTGACATCCAGGAAAGTCCCAGCGTGGAAGCGGGTAGGGAAATCGCTGGCGAGCGAATACGACAGGCAGGAGATCCCCGCGGCGGCGTGGTTCCTGACGGCGGGCTGCGACGTGCAAGAGGACGGCGTCTATTACGCAGTCCGGGCATGGGGGCATCAGGCGGAAAGCTGGCTTATTGACTGGGGCTTTCTACAGCGATACCGGGACAGGGAAACGGAGGGGAGCATCGCAAGTGATCTAGACCAGATACACGAGGTGCTGCTGACCAGGCGGTGGCCAGTACAGGGTGGCGGCGCGAATCCGCTCGGGAAAACAGAGGTTGGGATCCGGCTGCTGAACATCGATGCCAACTACCGGCAGACCGACGTGTATCAGTGGCAGCAATCGCTCGGGACCAAGCGGGTCCGGCTGATCGTGGGCGACACCCGGACGGTCAAGACGGCGGAGCGGTTCCGTAGATCAAAAATCGAGCGGACGTCGGACGCGAAACAGCGGCGCGGGATGGTGGTGTGGCGAGTCAATGTCAATGTTTACAAAGAAGATCTGATGGCCAGGATCATCGCGGGCTGCGGTGATCGCAAGTCATCCTTCCATCTGCCACGATCCATTCTCCGGGTGGGATCGACGTACTTGAGGCAGCTGGTCAACGAGCATAAAAAGACGGTGACGGACCGGTATGGACGGACCAAATTAGAATGGGTGGTGCGGTCTGGGTCGCTCGGCAATCACTACTGGGACACGGAGGTATACTTGAGGGCTGCGGCCGATATGGTTTTGGCCGAACAGCGGCTCGACTGGGATAGCACGAAATGGCCGACGCCGAGTGAGACGGTTGAGGAACCGATCGACCTGACGCCTGCGCGTCGGGATTGACAATAGGAGGGAAGGACATGCCAGAAAAACAGAAAATCACGAAACCGGTAAGCAATGACCGACCGATCGTGACCGGGTCGAACGGGAAGACGCGGCAGGCAAAGCATGGGGACGAAGGGCGAGAGAAGTGCGCCAAGTGCAGCACTGACGAGCACCCGGTCTTTATGGCGGCCGTTAGTTCGCGGCAGTATTTTTCGTATTTTCGGTGCGCCGTCTGCGGCACCACGGCGAAAATCCCCCACTACACTCGGCTCGCGCAGCTGCAGCGGATGGGCCCACGAAAGGAATTCGCGGAGCGCTAGTGCTAGCGGCTGTAAGCTTCATCGCCGCCAGCCAAAAGCCATCGCCGCCCGCCAAAAGTCCACGTTTGGCGGGCGGCGCATTCCGCAATGGTCCATCGGCTATAACTTTCTACCGCCGCAAATGCCATCTTGCGCTCTAGCTTGGACTCTATGCCAAGCAACGCAGAGATTCTCGATGCGGCCAAAACTCGCCTGCTGGAATTACTCCAGGCTGGGGTCCAGGAATTCAGCGAGGGGGCGGAACGTGCCCGCATGCTCGAGTTGGGCGCGTTGCAAAAGACGATTGATATCTATGAGGCTCGTGTTGGCGGTGCAGGCTTCATCCCAATCAAACCGGTGGACGTCTGATGGCCAAATGGTGGCAACGCATGTTTGCGGCGGCGGGAGACGTGGCCTACAAGGCCGCGCGGGTCAACCGTACCAATGCCACGTGGCAGCCGACTAGGCATGACGGCGAGGAGGCTATTCGCGAAGCCTGGGACATGATGGGTGCCCGGGCGCGTGATCTGGCGATCAACTCACCGACCGGGAAGCGGATCGCCGATACGCTGGCCGATCTGATTGTCGGTTCCGGCATGCAGAGCTACGCGGTGCCGTTTTCGGTGGATGTTGTCCAGCGGCTACAGGATCCGACGCTATTGCAGGCGGGGATCCTGAAGGACCTGGAATATAGTCTCGAATCTGACGACTTTTTCGCGGACTGGACCGAGCATGCCGACGCGGATGGTGACAATACGTGGCAGGAATTGGAGCGGATGGCCTGCTATGAGCTAGTCAATGCCGGCAACGCGATCCTGCTTGAGTGCGCCGTGCCATCGCGGGACAGGAAAATTCCTCTGTGCTACCAGTTAATCGAGCGGGACCAGCTAGACCTAACGATGGATCGACCATCGGCGCCGGGCCAAAACAAGGTCCTCAACGGGATCGAGTATGATCGCAACAACCGCAAGGTGGCATACCACCTCTGCGGTGCCCATCCGTCAAGCAGTTACGACTATCGTGGGTCGATCAACAGCAGTCGGATTCCGGCCAGCCGGATCATCCATGCCTACTTGCGATTCCGTCCATCTCAGCGCACGGGCCACCCATGGGCTCAGGAGGCAATGCAGTCGATCAGGGACTTGGACTGGTATACCGGTTCGGAGCTGATCTCAGCGGCTGTGCAGTCGATTCTGACGTTCATCATCAACTCACCAAATCATACCGGGGTGACGGGCCTTGAAGACAACATGGACGGCGAGGACGATTACGGCAACCCGCTGTTGAAGCTGGGATCAGGCGTGGTCTGGCGTGGCGGGCCTGAAGACAAGCTAGAGGTTGCGGAATCTAGGCGGCCTAGCCGGGACGCGGCGCCGTTCATTCAGGAAATGCGGGTCGAGCAGGCAATGGGGGCGGGGATTTCTCCATCGCGACTGACTCGTGACTACCGCAGCCACAGCTACACGTCGGCGCGGGCCGCTCACCTGGATGACGAGGCCCACCTCAAGCCGCTGCAACGGTTTATTGCATCCCGGATTTCGCTGCCGGTTCGGCGCCGAGTTAACGCAATGGCCGCCGGAATTGGACTGTTTTCGTCCGTGACGCCTCGTCAGTTTGTGGCCGATCAGGCCCGGCTGCAGAAGTTTGAGGCGCTGGGGCCGGGGCGCGAACAACTGGATCCTGAAAAGGAAACAGATGCCTCGCTGGCCAAGCTACGCGGCGGTTTGTCGACACTGCAATTGGAGAATGGCCGTCGGCAACAGCATTGGGTGCGGATCCTGTTGCAGCGTGCGATCGAGGACAACTTGGCAGAAGCCCTGGGATTAACGCTGGATTACAGCAAGGGACAGGGCGGGCAGCCGGGAGAGGGCGAGAAAAAACAGGAGCAGGATAGTGCCGAAGAAGCATGACCACCGAAGCCGGCGGATCGTGTCCGCATGCCTTGACGAAGTGTGGGCGATCGACTCGTTCAAGCTGGACCAGATCTGCGGGCTATTGGATCTACGCGCTAACGGCTACACACCGACGGCCGACGAGGTACAGGTAGTGATGGCCGAGCGGGCTCGTGACGACGAAACGGCCAGCCAGCCGGTGATCGTCGACGGTGTGCAGCATCTGTCTCTCATGGGCGTCATGGCTCCGCGAATGAACATGATGACGGCGATAAGTGGTGGAACAAGCACGCAGGCATTCACAGAACAGCTACGGATGGCAGGTGACAATCCAGACGTCAAAACCGTATTGATCGAGGTCGATTCACCTGGCGGAATGGTGACCGGCACAGAGGAGCTACGGCAGGCGGTAAAGGCGTTGGCTGAAAAGAAGAGGGTTGTTGCGGTCGCCCGTGGAATGATGACGTCGGCGGCCTACTATGCGTCGGCGCCGGCGACAGTGATTATGGCGACCCCATCAAGCCAGATTGGAAGCATTGGGGTCTATGCGATCCACAAAGAAGTCACGAAGGCCGCGGAGGTCGCTGGGGTCAAGTTTCGTGTGTTTAGGGCTGGCGATCTGAAGGCTGCCGGCAACCCATACGAAAAACTGACAGACAAATTTTCAGCGGCACTGCAAGAACGAATTGACGAACCGTATCAGATGTTTGTGGCATCGGTTGCGACAGATCGCAATCTGTCGCCACAGGCTGTTGAGGATCGGTTTGGACAAGGACAGTCGTTCATGGCTGCGGCCGCCAAGGGTCGCGGCTTGATTGACGAGATCATGGGATTTGATGATCTCATGTCGCAAGAACGAAAACGAAACAGAGAGCCAGTTGTCGTGGTGCAAATTGTCGCCACGGATACCAAGCCGTGCAATGCGGCCAATTTTGAGGAGAAGATCGAGATGAGCGAAAGAGTAAAGGCTGCACTGCAGGCGCTGGGATTGGTTGATGCGGATGCGTCTAACGAAACGTGCGATGCTGTCTTAAACGCCGAGTTTCGCGCAAGGGACGAGGCGGTGCCGAAAGAAGCGGACGACATTGTCAAAAAAATGTTCGGCTGGTCGGCGCCCAAGGCAGTGTCGGAGCCAGTCGCGCCGATGCCTCCGGTGCAACCGCCCGTGCCGGCTACTGATGCCGCGGCAGATGAGAAGGCGGTGATGATCAAGGAGCGCAATCGGATCGCGGACTTGCGGGCGCGTGGAAAGTTGCTCGAGGTGCCAGAGGAGGCGATCGACAATGCGATCGATGCTGGCGATTCAGCTGAGGAGGCTGCCAGCAAATGGATTGACGAGAAGATCAAGGCGAATAAGCCAGTGCAATCCGAGATCCAGGGCGGCGAGTCGGAACACGACAAAACCTATACTGCGGCCGCAGCCGTCTTGGCCAACCGTTGCCACCTGGATGTCAAGGTTCCGCCGCATGCCAGGGATATGGCCAATATGTCGCTGCTTGAGATTGGGCGACGATTTGTATCGCTGAGCGGTGAACGGGTGACAGGCAACCCCGAGGCCGACGCACTGACGTTCTTGCAATTGGGCGGTACTAATCGCCAGATGTTCGCTTCCGAGGCGTACGCGGCGGGTGGGCCATCGTACAACCGCCCTGGTGACTTCCCGAATCTGTTGAGTGCGCTGGCTGGAAAAATCTTGGATTCGTCGTTCGATTTGGCCGAGGCGACCTATCCGCTGTGGTGCGCAAGGATGTCTGACGCTGCCGACTTCAAGCCGCGGACGATCATTGCGTCTGGGGTGTTCGACGACCTCGATATGATCATGGACGACGAAGATCCGAAGCAATTGGCACTATCTGAAGAGCTGATGCAGTGGATCGCGGTCGATCGATACGCCAACAAGGTTGGGCTGACGCCGGTCATGATCGCAAACGATGACCTGGATGCGTTTGCGACGCAGCTGCAAAGTCTTGCGTTTGCTCACGAATGTAAGCTCAATACGCTGGCGGTTCAGCAGGTGGGGTCAAATCCGACAATGCCGGATAGTGTGGCGTTGTTCTATGGTGCAACCTCCGACCATTACAACTTGATTGGGTCCGGCGGCGCTATTTCGGCGACCACCATGGCGACGCAACGCACGATGCATCGCTTGCAGCCTGGCGTAGGGACGACCAAGAAAAAGATCAAGACGCCTCCGAAGATTTGCTTAGTTCCGCCAGCGGCCGAAGAGGCTGCGTTGCAGACGCTTGCGCCGCTCATTCAGCTTGAACAAAAGGCGCCGGCGACCGATGCGACAATCAACACGGTGCGCGGCCAGATTCGTCCGATCATCGAAAACGAACTGGCCGACTACAGCACGACGGCATGGTATACGTTGGCGGATCCTTCGGTACGTCGCACGATCGTCTACACGTTCATGCGGGGCTATGGCCGCGGCGGTCAGCGGGAGACGTGGTTTGAAAACGGTCGCAAGACGCGATACGTTGCGCTTGAGGGTCGGTTTGCGGTTGTTCCGGCAAGCTGGCGAGGCATTGTGAAGAATCCAGGCGCCTAGGTTGGTGCTGGCGATTTGTAAGAGGGTCGACACACAGTTTTTTAGGAGTCTGAACGATGGGTAAGATTGCGACTTGTGACCATTTTCGAATGGCCGATTATCTTGTGCTTGGTGCCGCCGGTACTGCGCCATTTGTAGTGGCAGAAACTGGCTCAACTGGTGCTACGTTTCTGGCTGGTGCCAATGGCAATTACAACATGGCCCTTGACGCCACTGGCGAGGCCCAGAAGCTGACATTTTCAATGGGTGACGTATTGCGTTATGACATTGACAACTTGCTTCGGGTGGAATTTATCGCCGGCATCACAACGGCATCGGCGGTCGGAATTGACGTTGTTTTGGGCCTTGGGTCTGCACTTAATTCGAATCCAGACACAGTGGCGGCTAATGCGTATTTCAAGACGACTGGGTCGTTGGCGGTTGTGTGTGAGACGGACGACGGCACGAACGACAATGACGATGTGGCAACGGGTGAGACGCTGGTCACCACCGTTATGCGTCGTTTCGCGATTGACTTTAGTCGCGACGTGCAAACAGTGTCACCACCTGGAACGTCGAAGAAAGGCAAGGGGAACGTACACTTCTACATGGATGATGCAAATGGAGTACTGAAGCGTGTTTGCAGCTCGACGCTGTTCGACATGAATAACTACAGTGCTGGACTGCAGTTGTACGCGATGATTTTCAAGGCATCTGGCACGACGCTGGCCACGTTGCACATTCGGGATATTAAGGTCGAGCACAAACTGCTGGGCTAGAAGTTTGGATCGGTTGTGCGCCGAGCTGCGGTGGTTGTTCCTTTCCAATCAGCCGGCGCACGACCTCCACAGCAGGGGAGCGGGATGGCGTTCGAGTTTGCCACAATGCGGGATCGTGTCCAGCATGACGTCTGGCTCAATACGGATTTCTTCGCCGAGGAAATCACGTATCGGCCTATGAGCGGCCATGATCTCGCGATGACTGTCCACATTGATGGCGGTCGCGATCTGGACGTCGAGGATTCTTTGGCGAACACCGAACGGGAGACGATTCGCGTTCTGATCAGCAGGGTGGCTGACGAAGACAACACCAAGGGTTATCTCCTAAAACCCGTTGTAGGCGACCAAATCTTGCGATCACGCACGCTTGACCCAACGCAGGAACCGTACATTTTCGCTGGCGAGATTGACGAGCAGGGCCCCAGCAAGTGGCGTCTTGTGTTTGAGCGATATCGGGCAATTTCGCAGGGGGTTGGCCGATGACTCAGATCACTTCCCTGCCGTCGCTTTACCTCGACAAATTCGAGCAGTTGTTCGCGTCGTCGCCGACACTTCAGGCAGCGGTCGATAAAGCGCCTGAGGTGGTGCGTGATGAGCACGTGTTGAACGATTATGGATGGTACTTGGATTCAGCCGGAACGGTGCTGTCTGGGTTGCGGCCATTAGTGATCATTTCCGAACAAGAATTTGGCGCCACGACCGATACGATGTCGGCCGACGGTGGTATCGGTGTTGTGCACAGCGGAACCGTCGGGGTTCTGATCACCGATAACGCGATTCACCCAGGTGACAATACACATGTGAAGCATAAGCAGTCCAAGCGGGCGTTTGAAAATCTATGGGGCGGCATCTTGGCCGATGTCCGTCGTGCGTCAGGACGCGATGACAATCTGCTGTTTGCGGGTTACGAAATGATCATGCCGTCCGAGCGGACACCAGTTAAGGAACGGTCGCGATTCAACGATTACTGGCAATGCGCGTTTGCGTTTCGTTTCGGGACTGAGGTATGACCGTCGCATTTTCGGTGACGATGGAGGATGACCATAGCCTGAAATTTAGCCGACGGGTGCGAAATGAAATCTATCGCGGCGCATGCTTGGCGATTGCGGGGCGGTGGCAAATCAAGTGGTTGCGGAAGCACTTTACCCGACGTGCCAGGCAGCGTTACAGACATGCACCTAGGACGGAAAAATGGAAGGCCAGAAAGAAGCGTGAGGCGGCCAAATCTTCGAGAGTCAAAAAAGGCGGGCGGGTAGATATCGTGTACACCGGGCTGGCCGAGCGATTGTTCAATAAGGCGCACGCGGTCCGAGCCTTCCCTACCAGGGCATCGATCAATATGCACGGGCCGCGATACATCACAATGCGGCCGCGAGGAAAAAACCGACACGCCATCGGGCAGGAAATAACTAGAACAGTTTCGGAAGAACTACGCGACCTTGACAGGGTCGGACAGGCCGAGTTGGAACGCTTAATCAAAAAAGCTCCGCGAAGTCGGCAAAAACGCTTCAAGCCACGAGGTTGATCTGATGACTGATACCCTGATGTTCTTCCCGCATGCGATTGATTTCGCTGATGGGGACTTGATCACGCAGCTGACAAACGTGACGCCGTCCTACGGGTTTCAGGACATTGTAGAATTCTCGGCCGGCGATACGTCGCCCATGTGGTCTGGGTCGCTGAGTTCTGCGCCGGCTGTTGCGTTTTCGACTCGACAGATCAAGAGCATTCTTGATTTGGCTGACCCGGCCGCCGTCCACGGGAACGGGAAGGTGGTGGCGTATGACGCACAGGACGCGAGCGACACGATCGAGGTCTACCTACGGAAGGGCGAGGCGTATGGTCTTCGTGAATCTGACGCAACGGTGGAGCATGAGAAGGTACAGTTGACCCAGGGGTTTATGTCGTGGTCGACTATTTCCGCGCAACAGAATCAGTTGGCTGAAATCGCATGTCAACTCGTGGCGACCTACGATGCGAATAACGATCCGTTGATTTTCACTCAGTCCGCCCTGACGGGCATCACGAAGGCAGTGAATCACCTGTTTACGCTCGGGCCGATCAAGCTCAACGGTACGGCACTGATGGGTGGGCTGCAGGGCTTCACCCTTTCCAACAATGCCGCGATTATACCGGTGTTTGATTCAGGTATTTCGTTTCCGCGCTACATTGGGATAGCCTCGTTTTCACCGACCATCGTGGCACGGGTGCGGGACGCAACACTGATGCGATCGATTGGCACGCGAGGCGCTGCCGTCACGAGCCTGACTTGTTATCTACGAAAACTGTCTGCGTCCGCGATTGCTGTAGCGGATGCGACACAAGAGCATATTTCATTTTCTGCGACGGCCGGAACCGTGAAGGCAAGGCAAGTGGATAATCAGGGCTTGGTTGATCTCTTCATTCAGCTGCATAAGCCGGACGCGATAACGCACCCATACACGTTTGATACGACGGCGGCAATCACATATACGTAGGGGGAGCCGTGGGGGTAATCAAGTATTTTCTGCCGAATTGCACACGGGATCAGGTGTGCGACCAAGACGGCAAGGTGAATTGCTCGCGAATCGGGGAACTAGGATTGACCGAGTCGCTGCGAGATGTCCGCAAGGTGCCTCGTGACGCCACGCTGACGGGTGTTCAGCATGGACCGAGTGGTTCTGGCGGCATCTTATTGACTCCGACCCAGGCGGACGGGTTGGGACGTGACAATTGCTGCTACGACGCCGATTCTCAGATCTGGATCAAGAGCGATTCCGGACGGTATTGGCTTGGGACGAAAACTGGCGAGCCGGTCACGCCGGCGGCGGTCCAGCGGCGAAAAGTCTATCTTGGTTACTCGGTCGAGGTCGACGAGGGACTGTCATGGCTGATCCCGATCGCGAGGGCGGAGGATGACAGTCGGGTCACGCTTCCGCAGGATATCGTATTTGCTGGCGGGATTGCGACCAAAAGACTTCGATCGCAATATCGTCACCTGTGGGATCTTGCAACCCAGGTGGTCGATTGGTGTTCGGGGGAGGCGTCGCCGGCATCTGATGAGGCATGGCGAATCAATACCGCAATGGTGGCAATGAACATGAATTACCGCATCTGGCATGACGAGGTCAATCTGTGTCTGGCAGCCGAATACTCAATTTTGTCCAGCCAGATTATCGACCCGATTTGTTTGTCCATTGCAGACGTCCAGTTTGCGATGGACGTCAAAAAAAAAGAACTCTTGGAGCATGGCCAAGAACTGCGAGGTTCAGACGGTTCTATGGCTGGTATCGAGGATGGATCAAACACCATCCCAGTTGTGGCGAACTGATCGCATGCGATTGCATTTACGCGGAAGATGTTAGGGCATGGCAGTCAAGCAGACATTCACCGGAGACGCATCCAAGCTCACAGCCGAGCTAGACAAGGTCAACCGCGCCTACGCGAAGATGGAGGAGAAGCTCCAGCGGCTGACTGACGAGTCGCAGAAAAGCCAGCGAGCTGGCGAAGAACACGGCCAAAGCGTGAACGCGATGGCCGAGGGTGCGGCCACTAAGCTAGCTGGGCTAGTTACTGGGTGGATGAGCGTCAGCACTGCAATCGGTGCGGTAAATGACGTTCTCGCAAAACAGAGAGAACTGCAGGAAAAGAATCTTGACGTCAATATCCAACTGGCCGTGCAGCAACAGTCATTACTGCTGAATGCGGGAAAAGACTTTCCCTCGCTGCTCCCACAATTGCAGGCAATCCAGCAAGAAACGAACGTCGGGCAGATCCCATTGACTGCTGCAGCATCATTTGCCGTATCGTCGAAAGGCGAATTGTCTCAAGGGCAGGCAATGAGTGCCGTTCAAGCGGCGGCCAGAATGTCACCGAACAAACCAGAAGATATCCCGGTCTTTACGCAGGTTGCATTGCAAATGATGAATGCAATCGGACCTGGTGAATTGACACCAGAGGAGGCGCTCGGATTCGCCCAGTCGGCCGCGGCCAGGGCGAGCACGCCAGAGCCGGCACAGTTTTTCAAGAATGTCGCACCGGTGGCATTTGCCGGGACAATCCAGGACCCTACGGACAAGCGCCGTGGGGCTCGCGAGGCGGCGGCTTTAATGACAATGTTCACCGGTCGTGGCGATCCGGAAGGTACAATATCTTCCAGTGCATCGATCAACTACATGGGGAAGATTTCGGAGTTCTTCAAGGGGCAAACCGCGATGGAAGATCCGGTGTCTCTATTCGGCCGGTTAGGCGCATTGCAGCAAGATGAGTCACTTCGTGGCGCGTTTATTGCTGGTGGTGGGCTCAAGGGCAAGCTGGCGGGCCGGGTGCGGACGCAAGCGATCAATCTGTTGGATCCAAGTTCTCCAGAGGCTGCAGCACTTTTGTCAATTGGGCAAGACCTACAGATCAGCGCAGATCCATATCTCGAACGTATCGGGATGATGGAAACCGGCAGCCCATCGCTGGGGCTTGCAGCAAGGAGCAGGGCTTCAGCAACGGCTGAGGAACAATACATTCTCGGCTCGCCGGAGATCGGTGCTCAAGCACTTGCCCGAGGGGCCGTTTCCAAGGGATTGGCACCCGGCTACACGAGTGGGATGGCCGGCGGGCTCGATGCTTGGATGCTTCAACAGGGGTACAACTGGCTGCACTCGCAGAACCCAATCGGCGGCGGAATTGAGACCCTTCAGGCTCGCCGGAGCAGCCTCGAAATCGGTGGTGTCCAGCCTGACGAGGTTGGTCAGATCGAAGTCCTGAACAAGCAGCTGGAAGTCCTCGAACGTCTCAGTGCGGACGTCCGCCAAGGCCAGGGCCAAGCAATGGCGGGTGCGGCGAATGAACAACCAGGTAGACACGCAGAGAACTGATGCCACGTAATGCGATCGGACAATTCGAGTTTATTCGGCTGGATGGTTCCCTTGAGGTGCCATTGATGTCCTTTGCCGTCGAGGCCCGTGCTGGGGTGGACGGGTACGCCATTTACCGTACTGGCAATCGAGGTCAGCCAGTTCGCGTAATGTCAGTTGTCGATGCGCCGACGTGGGCCATGGCAGAATTCGTGTACGTCCAATATACGACTTCAATTGGATCGATTGTGCAGGCGTGGCAAAACTATGTGACGCTGCCGACCACATGGTATTTCGTCCAGCGAGTTGGTGCGCCGCAAATCCAGAACAACATCATCGGGGTCGGCGGATTGAGCGGTGGCGATACGTTGCTGCGATGCGTCTGGGACCTTATCCCTATTTTCAGGATGCCGAAATGAGCACAACCAATTTATCAATTACGCTAAACGTAACGGGCCAAGAGACTCTTGCCGAGGCCGACGCGCCTGGTGCCGCGGCGGATAGTGACCGCACGATCAGGACCGGCAATTTCAACCTGTCCGCCAGTTTGGATAGCACAACGACACCCGCGGTGGAGAAAGCCCCCGTCCAGATTGAACTAACGATCGGCGCCAGTGCGGAAGTGTACGACTTGACCACGATCGACGTTGCTATTGGCCGTACTGAAGATATGACTGGCAAAAGGCTTGTGGCCTATCTTTTCGCGGCGTCCAGCTCGAACACCGGCGCGGTGACGATCCAGTCGGATGGGACCAACGGCTATGATCTGTTTGGGCCATCAGGGTTGATCGTGCTGCGTCCAGGCCAAACACTTGCGAGCGGCATTAGCGGCGTGGCCAGTGGAATCGAGGCGGTGGCGGCGGCCGACAAACGGATCAACATCAGCGGCACGCAAAACGACGTTATTCAGATTGCGATGTATTTTGGAACATGACCGTAACAACACTCGATCTTAGCTCGGCTGTCGGGGCTCAACCGTACCCGTTAACGATCAATGTGTACATGCGACAGTTTTGGACTGCTGCGTGGACGTTGATTGAAGACATTGCAGTTGATCGAGTTGTCTGGGCGATGTCTCCACGGATCGGGATAGCACAACTCTACTGGCGATACGGTATTGGCAAACTCCCAGATCAGCTTGCAATGGCTCAGATCTCGCGCAAGGACTTGACACGATGGTGGGTTAAGCTGGAGGTTGTGTCGCCATCATTGACAATCCCTGACACTGTTACTGTTCGAGACTGGTACGGTGTTGTTGATCTGACTCGCGACCGTGTTGACGGCGATATTACAGTAGCAAGTGGACGCCAGGCGTTCATTGCTTACTCGCTTGAGCAACTTCTCTTTACCTACCCGATCAGGCACTCAGTGTTTGGGGATAGTGGCGATACAGGTATTCACCATATCGGTCTGACCTTTAATGGCAAAAGCAAAGGAAACCGATCCGCTGGTGATTCGCCTCTTGGTTATCCGGTGTTTTCCGAGGCTGCGGAGGGATCGAAGTGGACGAGTAGGGACATTGTGCGATATGTGATTGGTGCATATCCGATATCGCGGTCGGGCGACGTTGAACCAGAACAGAGGTTTACGGGAAACACACTCAATACCGACTTTGATCCAAACGGGCTGCAGTATCTTCCGTCATGGGACGCACCAGAGCTGAAGCTACACGGGCGGTCACCGGGCCAGATTCTTAACGCAATCATGGCGCGGCATCGTCTTTTGGGGTGGCGGATTGTAGTTACGGCCAGCGACACACTTCGAGTCACGCCCTATAGCTTCGCAACGGAAGATATTGTTCTGACAAACGAAAACCGGATCAAGGCGAATCCATCGCTTTACCACATCGACGCATACGACGCAGCCGATACGCTTGTCAGCGTGCGACTTGACAGCACTGGGAAATACGACCAGGTTATCGCCGATGGCGCGAGACGGCGATCCTGTTTCAGCATCTCTGACGCTGATAGCACGCTGGTGCCAGGGTGGACCAGCAACGACGAGGCAAACTATGGGTTAGGCGCAAGTGCCGATGCTGGATACCCAGCAGCGAGCGAAGTGGATGAACGCAGGCGACTCAATCACGAATCGCGAACAGCAGGAGAAATGAGAGAGGTGTACAGTCGGTTTCAGCTGCCGTTGCTGTGGGATTATGAGGCAGGTGATGGCGAGGGCGGATTAAAATATCCAGCGTTCATCGAGTCGCCGTCGCATGGATTTCCTGACGACTTTGCGTCGGCACAGGATCCATATCGGCCATCAATCGGATTTGAGCCAACGCTGCCGTTGTTATCTGGTGTTGATTATTCGGTGAGTATGTATCCGCCGGTCGGCTATACAGGCACAGGCGAGGAGCTGCCGCCTATCGTGGTGATCGAGCTCCCCGAGGATCCTGGGCATTATGCGCCAGTCCAGCATGCCGGGTCTGTTGCGGATTTGCCGAACACTGATCCAAATTCAAACCGCCGGTGGTCTGCATCTGTTCGGGTCAATGTGCGACAACACGAGAAGGCACTTTACGTGCGTGTCACCGGTCAGCCACAGCACGTGATTGCCGCAGATGACTTTGTTCCATTGACAGAAGATCGAGAGCTGGGGCAGTTCAAGTGGCAGACAATGATCGCCACGGTTTCGGTCCGCGAAGACCGGCGAGTGACTGGGGCTTGGCCAGATGCAGCCGCTATTGTTGGAAAAGAAGCCATTCGGATTTTGCGGATTCATGCTGGCGACACTTTTCGGCTTGATCAACTCTTGGCTGGTACAGTGGTTGGCGTTGACCGCGAAAGCGGAGGATTGGTGAAGTCAACGAAGGCGCGGATGCTAAACGACGATAGGGCTGCGCTTGTCAACATCGCCCAAGTTGCATATCAGTGGTATGGTGTCGAGCGAAAAGTGCTCGAGCTGCAGACGGCAAAAATACACGGTGAACTCAACATCGGTGACGTGGTGTGGTCGATATCACGCACCGCACAGGCCGACATTGATGTCGGCACGGTAATTACTCAGATCGTGATTGAAAACCCACTGTCGGCGTCTGAGGCCCCCCCAGCGGCCACGATGTCGATCGTGACAGCCTTTGCGGAATTGGACCCGTTGCGAGTATGACTGGCGGCATAGTACCACTGTCGATCGAACAGCGCCTGCAGGCGCTCGAGCAGGATAATGCCGACCTAGCTGGGATCGTGGCTCAGATGGGGCAGCGGGATCCGGCGATCGGACTGCAGCGGCAGATTTGGATCGCCAAGACGGCTACGTCTTCAGTCTATCCAGCAAATCCAGCGGACACGTTCGGGATCATCTTCCAGGATGGCGAGTACTCACGCGCCGAGGGCAGCCCGGCCGTTACGTATGGTGACCGATCTTCCGTGCCGCTGGAATACGCCAAGTCGCTGGCCGGAAACTATTACCCCGAGGGAACGATCGTCCCTGTATTCGAGGAGGACCGGCAGTATTGGATTGCTGATAGTGGTGCGTCGCATCACAAGCGGGTCACAATCACATACCAGACAGCGGCTGGCGCGACCAATGTTGCGACGATCGACGGAGGGATGGGCAGTCTAACCGTACGGAACGACACGGGAACCACGCTATGGATTGGCGCGAAAGCGGACGCGGCATTTATCAGTTATGGCGATGGATCCACGAGTTCACCGTACTGGCGAGTCGTCGAGGCCGATTCTGCGTCGACTGTGTACGGCTTTGCACCATACCAGATTAACAGCGAGGCCATAGGTAACGTATGGAGCGTCGAGGGCCTGAATGGTGAGTGCCCGCAACACTCAATCGTAGTGACGGTACTTAGGGGCTACTATATACCAGCGAATCAGGAGGTGATTGCGCATTGGAGCGAGCCGGATCAGAAGTGGTATTCGAGCGGATGCTGCGGAGGCCCGACGACGACAACTAGCGCACCCACTTCGACGAGCACGGCTACAACGAGCCCACCAACAACGACAGCGGCGCCGACTACCACCACGACAGCAGCACCAACGACGACGACCACGACCACAACGACGACTACGACAGCGGCCCCGACCACGACCACGGCTGCACCCACGACTACGACAGCGGCCCCGACCACGACCACGGCTGCACCCACGACGACCACAGCGGCCCCGACCACGACCACGGCGGCGCCCACGACGACGACAGCGGCCCCGACGACGACGACAACAACGGCGGCACCCACGACGACCACAGCCGCGCCGACCACCACCACAGCGGCGCCTACCACCACCACAGCCGCGCCGACGACGACCACAGCCGCGCCGACCACCACCACAGCCGCGCCGACCACCACCACGACGCTTACGAC